GCTATATTGGCATCAGTACCTTCAAGGTGAAGTGTACCTGCACCCATAGTGGTTGTGCCAGTATTTAAAGCCGCCTCAGTAGTGTCTGACAGGGTATCAGGAAGTGATTCCATTGATACGCCATAACCCCATACGACAGCGTTAAGGACAACCTCTGCTTGTCGCTGATCTACCAATCCTATTACTATCTCGGTTCCAAGTATTGAGTAGTTATCTGTTTTTGTGCCTTCGTAGTACTTAGTCCAAACTCCGCCACTTCTAACGCATGACATATACTTTTGAGCAAGTGTAGACTCATAAACTACATAAGCCACGCCAGTTACTAGGTTTGTATTTAATCTGCCTTTGTCGATAGATGTCGGTACCCCATCAACCGCTATTAGAGGGTTTATGTTTGAAGCGCTCGCGTCAGATAAGAACCCGTGATAAAAAACAGAACCAGCATTAGTGGTAGTAAAAGTAGAGTAACCTACTTTGCAGCCTATCTTTGATACGGTTGACACATCAGCACCGGGTGTTACGTTCGATCCAGTTTGAACTGTAATTGCGCCAGATATAGATGCATTACCCGCAGCGTCCAATCCGAAGTTATCAGTGTCAATTACAAGCTTACTGCCAGTAAAATCTATGTAGTTATTTGCAGCTTGACCAAAGTGGAAGTTGCCAGAGCTGTCTATATATGACTGGAAGTTTGTTCCGTCATAGTAGCCAAGGTATGTTGCGGTTAAGTTTAGGCCAGTAGATGCAGTTTCTGAAATTCTAGCTGGTATACCACTAAGAGTGCTACCCCATTCCGCGCCGTTAGTTGCGTCTGTTGGTGGCTTGGTTCCTGTAGTGTCTGCGTATGCTACTGAATCTGCAGTGGCTAATGCTCCAGCATCCGTAAGGCTGCCGATACCGCTACCACCAGTAATGGTCACAGAACCAGTAAACTCAGCAGCACCAGTGCTACTTATAGAGAAGTTATCAGAAGATATTGCACCGTTAGCAGATAGCGCAAGCTTGCCGAACTTAGCACTACCGTCTATGTTTACAAAGAAAGGAGTAGTAAGGCCATCTGAGGCGCTTAGAGAATATATATCAGTACCGACAATGTGAGGCCCCATTGTCATTAGGTAGTTAGAAGTTCCTTCGACCGTAGGTGCAATGGTCTGTATGTAGCCACCTTCATCAACGCCATTACCAGCCGTAAGTAAAACGCCACCATCTGTTGTGTTACCAACCTGAATATATTCGGTAGCTTGCAGAGTTCCAGCTGTTATCTTGGATGCAGTAAGGCTTGCAATTTTGGTTGATGGAAGTGCATTGCTATCCATGTTCGCATTTATGAAATCAAGATCAACCAAATCAACCGCAGTAGCCCAGTTACCTAAACCTTCTATTTCAGAAGCTATAATAGTTGCAGTGTCAAGAAATATAGAGACCGCATTGCCCGGCCCTAGCGTATCTACACTTACAAGCTCAACCTGATACCTTGTTCCGTGCGTTAGACCCTCTAGTGTTATTTCATTTGAATTTGCTGTTTTGTATTCATTATAAGTACCGTTTTCAACCCTGTACCGGTAGGCTGTTCCAAGTAAATCAAAGTCATCTGGTTGAGTAAATGAAACTTTTGCACTAGTAATTCCAGCCTCGTGAAGTATTTCTGTAGGTGGTGGTGGTAGATCGTTTGGCGCACCTATTGCAGTTGCAACTCCATCCCCGATCCCATCAACGGGTACTATCGTTAGCACCTCGTCTCTAACGGTCGACGGGGATAGCATTATAGAGGAGCCTGTGTAGACTTCGTTTCTTATTCTCACACCAACTAGATCTACATCGTCAGGGGGAGTAAACGATACTGATATACCTTCTAGTGAAAATATTAACTCAATATTAGTTACCGCGTCAGGGGCGGGATTAAAAGCATCACACGAAGCTGACTCACCGTCACCGAAACTATCCACAGAAACTATACTTAAAGTCTCCTCTCTGCCTAGTGATGGCGGTATGGTTATAGATGATCCTGTATAGAAGACCCCTCTTATTTTTACGCCAATATAATCAACGTCAGTTGGTGGCGTGAAGGATATATCTATACCGCTTTTAGTTTGAGTGCATTCAACATTAGTAACAGCTAAAGGTTCTGGATTAAAGGCATCAACCGAAACAGACGCGCCGTCACCAAATTGATCAACAGACGTAATGGTAAGAACTTCATCCCTGCTTGTTGACGGATCAATTGTAACTGATGATCCAGTGTAAACCTTATCTCTTATTCTTACGCCAACAAAGTCAGCATCGGACGGTAGGGTATAAGAAATATCTATGCCATCTTTGGTCTGTTTTGCGCTGGGCGATGACACAGCAGCAGGTGCTGGGTTTGATACAGTAATAGATGTTGATGTTACTGTAAACCCAGTAGAAGATACAGGCTGAACATCTATCTTGAATTCTCTTACTGGGTATCCACCAGTGTCTTTTTTGTTCTTCTCAAAAGAGTATATGAAATAAGAATCAGTTACTATTTCTTCCCTCAAGATGCTTCCATTAGTTCTAAATATTCTAACTTTGTAGCCAGTTAAGTGAAGGTCTCTGTGGCCAGACGTTGTAATTATGCTGCCGCCAGCAGTTACAGATGTCTTTGCCCATTTGAATTCAGCGTCAGGGGATTTAAATTTATCCCAATCTGTTGCGTTTCCAAGTCTATTTATCAGTTCAAGTCTTTTGATCGCAGGTACTTTTATATCTTCTGGTGCGCTAGGTAGACCACCACTTGAATATCTAGGATCTTGAGATACAAAGCCAACAGCTATTGTTGATATTGTTGATGCGCCAGATCTTTTGTCCAATCCGTATGCGGTTGCTTTTATCTCATAAGACAAGCCATTGGATGCTACTGTTATTGTAGCCTCGCTTTTTATCTTATATGAAACAGGATACCAAACAGACTGACCTAATATTCTATACTCAAACTTTGCGTAGCTGTAAGAGCTGTCAGAAGGATTAGCTGTAGCAGTCATAGTTATTGTAGACTGATCACCACCCGGAGTCCTAGGGGTGTTTGGGGCAACCTGCAGGGCGAGTCCGGGCGCAAGTGATCGAGGAACAAGATCTACGCCGGGAGCTGGAACAAAGTCATCCGCCTGAATGAACCTTATTACTTTTATTGCAGTTCCGCCCTCTGAGGCAAAGTTTTTATTTGCCTGAGATGCAGCTGGTGGAGGCGATGATATGTAGTCCGTATTGCCCGGAGTATGCTTTCTGTAATCACCACTACCCCAAGGATATAAAGGATCATTTGAGTATGACTTTACTATTGGAGTCCATTCGCCAGTTTTTGCGACAACAAGATTATACAGGAATGGCTCTGGTGCATATCTGTCTTTCAGGGCGCAGATAAATACACCGGGCCAGCCATATCCACTTGAGCCTGCATGCCATGCCATTGAAGATCTTATTCCGACAGCACCGAGATTACTTGGATTTCCAGACAGGTTTATAACTGATGAATTTTCAAAAAAGAAACTGTCGCATACAAACATGCAACCACCGCCGCCGGACGATGGTGACCCACCAGCTGGATCAGTCAAGTTTTCAACTCTTGAGTTTCCACCGCGACCGCCGCCATTGCCAGATAGCGTTGAAGGCAGAAATGAATCTATTGGTTCGCCGTCTGTTAACCGTGTTATTTTAGAAAGATCTATGCTTGTATTTGAGGCATCAATTGGAGATTGCGTGTTTTGGTTTCGTCTAAATCTAACGTACCCATCAAGGAATCCATACTTGTCCTGATATAGACCTTCTTGGGCTGCATCTTGACCACCAAAATAATTCTTTCCTGTTCCACCAGTTCCAACACCGTTGATTACCGCACTAACACCCATTCTTATTGTTGAAGCATCAAGAAAGAAATCTTTACTAATTGTGGTTATTGAGCTATCTGGGAACTTTACATCACCGTCGAAGTAATACTTACCGGTTGGAATAGTGCTGGTGCTGTTAAATACAAACTCACCCTCACCGTTCACAGAACCATAACCAGACCCAATCAAAGAAGTCCATCCTGCGTGACCTATGTTTGATATGCTTGACCCGCTAGTAATCCCAAACTCTGACGGAGCACCAGAGCTTGTAAATAACTTTAATGACTGAGTACCCTGCAGGAAATCCCACGACATGCCTTGAACTTCAAAGCTCGCAAGCAATGAGTCTGCTGATGCGTAATCAGGCTGATTTGGTAGGTCTATAGTTACAGTATCACCAACCTCAATGGCAATCATGTCTCTCATCAAGCCTTCAGCAGTAATGTTTATTGAAGGGTTTGAGAACCGAGTTGCGATACCTTGTGCTACATAATCAAGAGTTGGCTTAGATCCTTTACTTCTGTTTTTTAAACCACGAAGCTTTATCTCATATGTATCTGACTTTATGTTAAATTTCTCTTGACTAACTACGTCAATGTAGCCGTCTTTTCTTGCGTAGAAATCCTTATCTGGTCTCCACTCCCAGTTTATTAAAAAGTTATTTCTTATCTTTTTAAAATCTCTGCTTATATTAGATACGGACGTGAGCGACTCATATGAAAGTACAATGTCGGAAGATGAATCTTGTGACTGAAAACCAAATCTGCGTAACTGAAGCTCGCCATTCTGATTTATATAGTTAAACAAACCGTAAGGTGCCAACAATTGACTCGCTATGAATTCTTTTGCTGTCTGCTTATCGATATCAACAAAAGCAACCTGCTGTTCCCATAAGTCTTGCCCGATATTCTCATAACTATCTATGTCGATTAGGTTGGCAGACACACCGGAATTCCAAGAGTCAGGTATACCCTCTCCGGCTTGACCGTAAAGATCACCAGTAAGAAGAGCTATTATCATCTTTGGAACAGACAGATCTAGGTATATTACTTCTTCTATCTCAACCTTATCTTCGCCATTAAGGTTTACCAATGGAGTATCAAACAATTGTCTTTTTATATTTTGCAAGTGAGTTGTTGTTTTGCCTTCCCACTGCATTATTTCTTTTGCGCTCTCACCAGACTCCGTAACACCGGTAACTTTTACATAACCGACTCTCTTTCCCGGAGCATACTCCCAGTTATCATCATGCAGCACGTCATTAAAGTCTGCTGTTGATACCACCTCTAATGAAATGTTTTCCGTGGCAAATAAAGGAGAGTTAACTAATTCTGTTTTTGCTGGAGTCTTGAATAAAGAAGCCTTTGTCAATCTCTGGGTATCTGAGAATGTAAGAGTATATTCAAGATCACTGTTTGCTATTCCAGAAACCCAGACAGGGGTTATCTTTACATAATCCTGAAACAGCATGTCACCCAAGCCAGTGTAAAACTCGGACTTGTTGTTGTTTATAGTATCTGAAAAGTTATTTAAAATACTTCTAAGTTCGGCAGTAAAGGCCCCATCGACATCCTGAAGGGTAATACTCATGTCACCAATAGTACTGAAGCCACGCTCAGGAACTATGCTCTGAGACGACCCTGTTGCGGATACGATGCACCCTTGAAATTGCGATGATCCTGCATCAACTATCGTTACCGGATGGGAGGTTAAGTATATATTCTTATTGTCGTTTATTATCTTTACGACAATAATTGGCTCTCGTTCAGTAGAAATATTTTTATTCATGAACTCTGGCGATAATATTCTCATTAAACTAGAACCTCCCTGATTGTGAATGAGTAAACAAACTTTCCAATATCTATATTTGAGTTGCGGCTTCTTGAGAAGCCACCCTGCAGTTGAAACTCAACAGTGGGGTTGGTGAAGTCAGGATCTGGGTCGTCTATATTTGACGCAGAAAAAGTTTCATTGTTTGAAACAGACTCAAGAAACATCTGCATAACTTCATCGGTTACGTCCCCATCAGTATCGTCGTTAGCCACTACCGAGCCAACCGCTGTCTGACATGCGTACAGCTTAGTTGAGTAATACAAAGAAGAAGACTTCAACCCAGACAGGGTTATAGATTCAGTCTTCTTTGTCTCCGTGCTTCTATCGAAAGAAGCAAGAGTCAAAGCGATAATAAGCGGGTTATAAGGAGCGGCTTCCGGGGGAGGCGGAGGAGATATTATAGCCCTTTTTGGGGTAAACTCTATGTACATGTTAGGCATTTAATAATCTTCCTTGGCTGCTGTCTGGATTAATAATTATACCATCATTATCGTTAATGTAGCTTTGCAGGGCTGATGCTATAGCCGCAGGAGAGGAGTTGCCAGCGTTAATATTGATGGTTGTGCTGGATGTATTGTTTGATACATTACTAGCGCCAGAGCTTGATGAAGGACTACCTACTGATCCAGATGGGCCGGTTGGGGCGCTGTATTTTTGAGAGTTTGCACTAGCGTACTGAGATGCACCCATAGCTAAAGCTCCAGCTGCGTTTGCCGCTCTTACATAAGGATTCAGTACGGTTGTGTCCGATAGGGCATTCATAACCGCTAATCCCGTTTGCATGGCAATACCGGCTAGTGTTAACTTCTTGCTTGTCTCAAAAGATCCTTTAGCATTTGCCTCCTTGGTTCTTCGCTCTTCATCTGACATGTCTTCTGTTTCTGAAAGCTCTTTGTTTAGCTTTGAGACTCTTGCATCTGACAAGCCAGAGAATAGACCCGTAAACGCAGTAGCCGCATCTCCTACAGCATTAATTCCAGCTTTGTACTTCTGAATACCCTCAAGCTCTGCATCAGTAAGGGCATTAATTTCATCTGTCTCTTTTTTCCTTAGAGCTGACTTTATAGCCTCAGCTTCAATCCTGTTGGTCATGTTATCATCTATAAACTTTCTTTCTGCTGCATATCTTTCTTCAATTAAGTACTGCTCTGATTTTGTTGAGCTTATAATGGCAGCAAGCCTAGCTGCTATAGCATCTCTCTCCGATGTATCCTCAGTGCCTTTCAGTGCTGCTAGTGCTGCAATTTTTTCTGCTTCTATTTGAAGCTCTAACTTAGTAAGAAGACCCTTATCGTTTATTATAATTTCCCTTGCTAAAGCAAGACGATCAGCAGCATTCCTTTCTATTATTTGTTTTTCATTATCAAAAGATGTTATGAATGCAGCTAATCTTTCTGCTGCTGCTTCTTTATCTTTTTCTGCCGACTCATTATAAACCCTTGTAACTTCAGCTATAACTTTATCAGCTTTCTCTTTCTCTGCTTCTGTTACCAAGTCATTTCTAGCTATCGTTAACTCTACAATTTTCTTATTGTATTCTTTTTCTAACGTTTCAGTCTTAAAAAGCCTTGAGGCTTCAGCTTCAAACATTTTATTAGCAGCATCCCTAGATGCTGCTGAGGCGTTAGAGGATGACTGAGCTATTAACGCTACTCTTTCACCTTCAGCTGCTCTTATTAGCCTTGTAGTCTCAGCTATCGATGACTTAAGCTCGGCTTGAGCAGCTTCCCGCTCACTAGTAAGTTGAGAGTTGGCGGCATCCATTGCAGCCGTACTCATGCCGTAAGTATTTGCCATTGCATTTGTTATTTCATCTCTTGATGAAATAGCGTTACTATTTGCTGGCAAGTCAACCGGCACATCTCTCTTTCCAGAAGGAAGCGTTTGCTGACCTTCTGTGTTTTGTTCATTAAGACTTTTTAGCTGCGCTTTTAGTTCTTTTGTTTTTTCTATGTTTTTCTGCATCTCAAGAGACAATCTTGAGTCTGTCATTAATTTAATCGCAGAAGGAAGTAAGCCAATCTCATCGTTTAGGTCTTCAATTACCTTTGTTGTCTCCTTTCCTTTTGATGACATAAGAAAAAGAGTGGCAAGAAATCCTGCGGCAGCACCTATAGGCCCTGCAAATATAAGAAGCCTAGCAGCCAAGGTTCCTGCTGCTGCGTTTGCGGCAATCATTCCGCCTGCTGCTGCAAGCATACCCCTCAAAAATACACCGCCCATTACCCCGGCAAGCACTCCTGCAGCTAAGGCAATTTTCTTAAATACACTAATCATTGTATTTGCGTAATCTTCAAAATTAAGTGCGATGTCATTTATTTTAAGAGCAAGAGCCTCTGTGAAGCCAGTAGCATCATCAACCTTACCTATATATGCAGTAAGCGCTGTTCTAACGTTACCCATAGCCTTGGATACCGTTATCCCTATCTTGCTGAAGTTTTCATCGGTTACTGTAAACTGAGAGTTAATCGCCTTGAGAAGCATATCCAAATCACCAATACCCTCCTCTGAAAATCTCTTCAATCCAGAAACACCCTTGTTTCCAGCAGCCTCCACGTTTCTGAACTCTTCAGATGTCTCTCTGAGTCCGTCTACTATAAGGTTGAATAGACCCGGAGTTTGCTCTGATAGTGAGTTTATTTCTTGAGAGAAACCACTAACGAAACCCGAAGATATTATCTGCGTGAACTGACGAACCGCACCAGCAGCCTCTTGCGCTGAAGAGCCACCAAGCTGAACAGCCTTGTTAACTGTTTCGGTTATAGAAAACAACTCCTCTTGAGAGACTACGTTTCTATCTACAGCATTAGAAAGTCTCAAATAAAGCAGCGCGTTCTCTTGTAAAGATGATCTGGTGGTTAAAGATGTCTGTATAAGTCGTTCTTGCACACTAACTAAAGACTCACCCGGTTGAACCGTAAGTCTTAGCTTGTTCTGTAATTCATTAAATTCATCTGCCAGCTTTACGCCAGTTATTAAGGTTGCTCCTGCAGCTATCTTTGCAGCCAGACCTTTGAAAGCATTCATAGATCTGTTTGTTTCTATTACGCCCTTATTTAGCTTTTTACCAGCACTAGTAACTGAATTGTATCTTGAAATTGTTGTAGCTAAAGATCTGTTATAGTTTGCTACTGATATTTTGCCAGCCATCAAATCTTTGTTTAGCTTCTGGCCAGATCTAACTAACTTAGACTGCGCCCTCTCTGCCGAGTTGGCGGCACCAGAATACTTCAGCATAGCCTGCTGATTCTTTGAAACTATCCCTGCTAATTGGGAGTTTCCAGCTGACGCAACCCCACTTAGCTTTGCATTCTTTGCTTGCTGTTTTTGCAGGTTTTGAGCCTTTGTTACAGCAGCCATTTGGGCTTGTATTTCTTTTACTCTTTTGTTATAAGCTCTTGTCTTCTCTTTCTTGATTTGGTCTATTGAGCTTATTTCTTTTTTTGTGGTAGCGTCCACCATAGCCTGTCTTTTGGCTGCATTGGATAGTTGTGCGGATATTAACTTTTCTTCAAGGAGGAGGCTCTGGGTCTTTATTTTATGAAGAGTTGCTTCGGCTTTTGCTATGCGCAAGGTAGAAGCCACTCTTTTATTAGCGGCTGATGAGGATTCGTTCTCCAGCTTTCCTTCTGCTACAGATAGACTGGCTATGCTCTTGCGAAGTTCGTCTATTCTAGCTTTAGCTTTAGAAGAATCTATCGTTATTTTTATCTTTTTCTCTATAGCCATAATAGACGACCAGACCAAATATAGTTAGTTTATTTATTATAACATCTATTTGGTTCTGGTATCGCTTTATGCTTTCTTTAGGAACCTTGTGTACTCCGAGTCAAATACAGGCATGATGTAGTATAGGTATTCATCGGAAAGCCTTATTGGCTCAACTCTGAATAGTTCATCAATATCTGATGGTATTATATTTACATATACACCCTCAGAGGCATCAACCCTCCTATACCTGAGAGTGCTGTAAAACCAAGAAAGCGCGTCATCTATGTCCTTATTAGACTCCGGCTCCTTTAGTAGTCCGCTTCTCTTTAATGCTTCAACCTCATGATCCTTTGTGGCTGACATCTGTAGCGAGAAAGCTATTACTTTTTTGCTTTAGGCTCGTCTTCTTTTTTCTTTTCGTCAATGTCCTGACGAAGCCTCAGCGCTTCAGAGTAAAGGAATGTAATGACATCATCTGCATCAGGGTCAAGCAGTAGCTCAGTTGCGGCGCTAATGGTGAACTCAATCTCTTCCTCTTTTTCATTCTTATTTATTACAATTAAGTTTTCCCAATCTACTATATGAGTCTTAATGAAAGTCCTTTTATCCCGAAGAGATAGCATAGAGTCTGTGTATTCACTAATGTATAGTGTGAATGACGTGTAAAGCTCGCCGCTAAGTGGTCGAATATGGAAGGTTGCTCCATCAATCTCAATTGGTGTTGGCTTTCTGTTTACTGATCCAGATTTAAGTTTCATTTTATATTCCTGTTCATAAAAAAAGGCGCACCTTATGGTGCGCCTGCTATTATACTATGTTTTTTTTATTATGGTTTAGCGATGAGATTAAACTCAATAGCGTAGCCAGAAGGCTTGCCGGTAGCTGAGAAGCTGCCATTGTTCTTCAGAACATCACCGTTTGCGGTATCTGCCTGAGTGACTTCAGTATACTGAGCGGAAGGCATACTAACTACTAGGTAGTTACCATCAACATCCTTCAGTACAACACCCAAACCAAACAATGTTTCATTGTCTCGCTTGACGATCTCTGACTGAGAGGTGGTATCTGTAGTGCCGTCAACGTAAGAAACCAGAGTTCCGGTAACGTTTGCTGCTCCGAAAGAGATTGAGCAAGCACCTTCTTTACCGATTGCTGCGTTGCTTTGAGCGCCGTTATCAACTGCCAAAGTGAAGTCAGTGTAGCAAACATCTGCAGGAGTCTGCGGGGTTCCATCTACAAAGAATTCAATTACGTCTTTGACAGATCCAGTAACTCGGCTTGTGTCGATTGCAGCATCAGTAGCTCCGGCTATCTGAGCGGTGCCAGAAGCCTGACCTAGACCAGAGAAGGCATAGTTCATTGTGACGATTGAGCCAGAAGTAATAGAGAGACTCATAGAGCCAACCTGACAGCCCTCAAATGTCTTATAGACAGTATCAGCTTCTGTTGGAATTCGCTTCTGGATGGCAACGCCAACTTGGCTACTTCCGTTACGGATAGACTTACCAACAACAGTAGTTGAAATAGTTTCATCTACAGGAGCAGGAGAAACAACAACTTCGTCATTACTGGTTACGGCTGTAATGGTGAATACACGCTCGTTCAGTGCTGAATCAAATGGTACGAAATACTGACCAACAACTGCTGCTGCAAAAGCACCAGTCTGGGTAATGGTGGCACCTGAGTTAGCAAATGTAGTTGAGCCAGTTGAGCTGATAGTTCCACCAACAGCTGACTGCAATGAGGCTCGAACGAAAAGCTCAAGGCTTGGATCTGCTACGGAGAGATCTCGATCTACAGCACCAGATACTTCAGCGCCAGTAATGATGTTGTATCCCGGCTGGCGAGATGCGTCAACTTCTGCTGACTGAGTGAAGCTTTTGGCAATATCAATATCACCTGAAGTTCTTCTAATGTTGCTCCAGACTGGTGTTGCTGGAACTCCGGTTGCCGGGCTGACCTGTTCGGTTGCCCAGTAACTTACTGCGTTACCTTGTATTGAGCTAGACATGATTTTTTACCTTATTCTCGAATATGGAATTAACTATAGTGGTGCCATTATATCATATATATTTTACAACAAAGAAATATGTAATGTCTTTCCTATTCCATTTATTGGTTCCAGTAGCTCTAGTAATGCTTGTAACGTCTTTAGGTTGGTCTTGTTGGCTATATACCTCAGAACCATCAGCACTTCTGTAAGAGACGTTAAGGAAGATTGAGTCTAGCGTAGGCTCTATCACTGTGTTTAAGTATTTTTTTGACAGCTCTTCTGGCCAAAATATGGAGAAGTCAACAAACACAAGCATTCTCTTTTGTTTGTTCTGGCCATCAAGTATGGAGTCGTTTAGTGTGAATGATTCTGTAACTGCAAAGCTCATCCAGTAGGCATCTGTCGGCTGAGACTGTCCGGGTGTAAAGCTGGACATATTTATAAAAGTGCTGCCTTGATCCGTAGCTCCATTATAGTAGCCGTCAACAAAGTTAGTAACTATGTCTTCTGAAAACCCATTCACAAAAAGAGCTGTTAGATCTTCGTTATATGTAAGTGCCATTAGTTCAGTTTCTCCGCAGCAACTGCAGCCGCTCTGCTTATTATTCTGTCAGCCGTTATCTGCTTTTGATCAAAAGAGACTGTTGCGGCATAGTGCTCATCTTCATTTGATACGTTGTTCTGTATAAATATAACTGAGTCTTTTTTTAATGAGAAAGTTCCTAGCTCTGAAGATATTGAGGACATAACAGCAGCCCCACTGGAGTCCCCAGACGTACTTACAAGGCCATCATACTCTTTATCTATAGAAGCATTCCAGTTAGCCTTAAACATACCACTGAGGACTGGTGAGACTGACACAGCGTACCTAGCAGAGGATTCGGCAGAATCTATTATGTCTGCATCTACTAATTCTATAAAGTCATCAGTAATTGAATCCAGATCAGACATGTCAATTTTAATCATACTAGTTCCTTAGAAGGAATTTCCATGTAACGCCAACGGAGTCAGATACAATCTCTTTAACAGTAAAATCTTCTGAATCAAATGTCATTATTGAATTTAGTTTTGGCTTCTTTATCATCTCAGTTACTTGAGATACGACCACAATATCACCGGCCTGTATCTCTCTAAATATCTGAGCAGATGGACGCTCTGACTTTGATGGACTCAGCAGAAATGAATCTGCAGAGTAGACCGTATCGGTAGTAGTTTGAATACCAGTTATTCTGTCTATACCGCCACTCACGGATTCAGTCCATGAAAGAGTATGCAGCGCATCTTTAAAAAACTCATCTGCTTGAAATTCATCAAACAGTTTATTAAAATCAGTAAGTGCGCCCATATATTCAGCCTCTCAAGAAAAGGGAGGAATATTTTCCACCAGATGATAATATGTATGGAGCAATTATCAGTGATGCTTCCTCTGCAATAATGTTCTTTTTGGCGTTTAGCTGAGACCCTACACTGAAGTATTCTTTAGAACCAAGGCCGTCCATTTTCATTTGCTTCACGACAGATGGATCAATCTCTGCATTTCTGTTTGAAGATGCTAAGTAATAAGCCTGAGTAGCTGTAGCTTCAGCCACTTCTACAGGGAATATTGTGTAGTCGGTAATGGAAACCTTGCGAGAGTCGTATATGCCAGTTCTAGGAAAGAACAAAGCGTAACTGTTGCTGTACATAGTACCGAGATATTTATCCCAGTAAGCTTTATCGAATGTCTTTGTTGCAGATATGACGGCTCGACCGATTTCTTCATCGGTGAATGTGTAGTCTTTCTTGAACTGATCTAAAGCCCACAAAGACTTAGTGTACGCAACGGATGCGTAGGAGTTAGCAGTAGCTCCGACAGTGGATATTACATCGAAGTCTGTATATGATTCAGTAGCCATAAAAGCCATACCGTTTAATAGATATGACCATTATAGCATGGTGAGAGATTTGATTTTGAATTACGGCTATCGTCCGCCAGCTATAAAGTATCCGTCAACTTCACCGGTTATGTCGTAAGAGCTTGTCAGGTTTGCAACTTGCATTTTAATGTAGTCGTTCTGATCAAGAATAACGTTAACTTGTAAGTTAAAAAAACCAATATCTCTGTTTCCAGCAATGTTATTTATTGTTCTTTGCTGCCCGCCAACTTCTACAAATGAAGATAAACTATCATCCCATTTAGTAATATAAAGCTTAACCTCGTCATTTGCGGTTCCCTCTAGGAGTACATTGGAAAATACAGTGTATTCTCTTGGGTCTGAACCTAAATGCCTAAGCTGACCACTGGATGGAGAATCAAAATGCTGCAAATCATTTTCTACAAACACCCCATTCAAGTCAATTTTCTGACCTACGGTTGCAGGCATTATTGTTGTAGCTGCAGTTGCAATGGTTGACCTACCACCAACAAATGTATTTCTTAATCCTTGATTTTCAGAGAAAAGGCAAGGTAGGCTGGTACTGTCTATGTTTGGCATTAAGGTTGAGTCATCTGAATTCTTAATACCATTCCTAGTAACTTGACAGTTAACGTACTGCAAAGTTGACGAATTGGGGAAGTTTGATTCCGTAAAATCATTTAAGCTTGCTGTTGCACCTAGGTCGGTATTTGTATCGGTTCTAAATCTTGACTGCATAACAAATCCGGCACCAGCTGAGAATAGTGGTGCATTCATTGCGTCATCTATACCCCTTACGAGCGTTGTAGCCATGCGATATCCGCCAGACCATGCACCCTTCAAGGTAAGGGTTGGAGTCCCGCCAATCCTGCCTGTATTGCTCTCAAGGCCTTGTCTATAGCCATCTACCGTACCTAGCGAGCTACAGTTGGTGTAATAGACTCGAACTATTTCAAATGCTTCGTTTGAGGTTTTTCCAAAAATATCATATACCTTTGATCCGACCCCGGATGTAGAAATACCAGCTTCTTTTATAAGAAGACTGCCGCTACCACCAGCTGGAGACACAAACATTGTGTGATTTGGCTCTGTCGAGTATAAAACTGAAACATCAAAGCTATGGCCTGATATAGACAATCCACCAGCGGGTACTGTTATGCTAGACGACCCCATGTCGACACTACCATCAATGAAATAAAGGACATCACTACTTAGGTCGCCAAATAAATCAGAAGATGATGAAACTAACTTCATTTTAGTAAAGAAGTCATGCCTATCTCTATACGCTGGTGGTAGTACGCTCATTATTACCGTCCGTAACTATTAGTGTATGCTGCTGGAAGTACATTTGTTGAAGTTGGTGCTGTCTTAATTTGGTTGGCTGCCGGGAGAGTCATTTACTAACCCTCTGTAGCTGTAACTGTAATCTTAACGTGCGTAGCAACTGTAATACCAGCCAGAGACACAGTGATAGACTCAAGAGGAGAGCCTGCACTAGCGTATGCTGCCGTGTCTGTTGCATTAATTGGGCTATTATTGAAAGGTGATGCTGACTGAGCGCCCGGAATACTACCAGATACAATTACAGTACCGGCTTCTGGAACTGCTGGGGTTGTGAAAGCTGCATCGCTGTAGAATGAGGCTACGGCAGTCCAATTGTAGAAGTTGTCATCGACCTCAAAACTAAAAACATCAGTGACTGCGCCTCTTACTTTATATTTTCTTGACATTTTTAATCTCTCTTTATTTAATTAAGTGAACCCAGTAAACTTATGTATGACTGGGTCTATTTCTTGATTATTCTTTTACTAGCTTACTGATGCCGAACTTCTCAATTGCTGAGATAAGATCTGACTTTGTTTTTGGGCCGCGCTTTCGCTCGTACTTATTGCCTTCTGGATCTGAATAAATACCCGGTTCAATCTTATTTAGGTCTTCAACAGTAAGCTCTTTCTTCTCTTCCTTGACCAATGCCATAGTGGCTTTAGCAAGTTGAGCGTTTACAATGTCTTCAACTTCAAGATCAACTACGTATTCTTTCTTCTCTACCTTGGCCAATGGCTCAACTACGCCAAACTTCTCAAGGTGAATGCCGGTTGTTGCTGCCCATAATTCGATGCGCTTGTTTTCACACGCCAAAACAATCTTATCGCAAGAATCTTCAAAGCCGTAGTTAAAACTACCGTTTGAGAAGATAACTTTATTGCCGACCTGTTCTTGCTTTAGCCGGTAAAGGATGTGCTCTTCGTTTGTTAAGCCGTTTTGTACAAAGAAAATAATTTTCATAGGTTTCTCCTACTGTTTATAGTCTGTCTATTTTAACATAAAAAAAAGGATGCCGAAGCATCCTATTTTTGAGCTATCTAAATATCTTAGTTAGCTGCGTCAGTTACTACCAAGCAAGCACCACACAATTTGGCGTCGAATACACGGCTCCAGTTGGCTGGGGTTGCGATAGCTGCGTCAGTAGGGTTGATACCTGAAGCGGTGTTCCAAGCGTAACCAAGTACTTTCATCAAGTAGTTGTATTCGCCTTGGTACTGGTAGCCTAAGTTCTCTTTACCAGTGATACGGTTAACAACGATCTCAGTAGTACCGCGCTGCAAAGCAGAAGCTGCACCAGCCATCAGACCGAATACACGGTTGCGCAATTCACCAGCGCCTTCGTCGTAGGTCAAGCCTGCGATGTCAGCAACGATGATTGGCTTGCCCAGAGCGCCTTGGTTAACACCAGAAACGATTTGAACACCGGCAACAGAATCGATAACGAAGTTATCTAATTTGTCGTCAACGAGGTCGTAGAAAGCTTCTGAGTTCATCAGGTAAGCAGACAAGTTACGGCCTTTATCACCAAACAAGCGCATTGCTTTAGTCAGGTGCTTGTGGTTAGTAGCGGTTGCTTTGTCGGTATCATCAACAAGAACTGTGTCAACGCCAACAGTACCAATCAAAGAAGAAACGATTTGATCAAGAGCGCGCTTCAAGTAATCACCAGCAGCTTGACGACCAATAATGGTAGCCATTTCGCCAACTGAACGACCGCGACGCTTGAAGTTTTCATCAGTTTCGAAGACAGGGCCGATCTTGCTTGCCAAGTCAACACCAACCAATTCCATCAATGCCATACGGCTATCGGTGGCGGCGGTATCTACTGATACATCCCGACGAGAGATCAGATCACCAATTCGGTCATAACCAGCTTCTTTGAAGAAAGAGCCGATGTATACTTCTGAACCAAGCATGATGGTCATGTTAGATTTTTCGTTAAACACATCAACTTCTTGTGCTAAACCTTCGAGCCAACCGGAGTAAAACTCTGCATTATATTCTGGAGACATTAAAGCCATGATATGTACCTTCTTTTTTTAAATTACTAGACGATTTGTTTATTTCTATGATCGCCTAGCGATCCAATGTAATACCGTAATTATAACATATAAAAAAAGGGGTGTTTATGCACCCCTTTTTATCACTGCTATTTCTTAGCTGACGAAAGCATTTGGCCAAATTTCTCAGGGCCATTCTCTCGAATGTAATCAATTTTTTGCTCTTGCGTCCACTTAGATGGATCATTACCTAGACCACCTTCGCCACCACCTGAACCTTTAGCGCCTGAACCTGAACCGCCATTCCAGAACAAACCGTTTGATACTTTCTGCTTGTCGTAGAATGCGCTGTAGGCTACTTTATTGCCATCGGTATCAAGGACACTCTTGCCACCACCATCTAGCGCGTATACAACGCCTGAATCTTGGTCGATGTCAATCTTGCCTTGGTTAAGCATATAAAAGTCTTCAAAGTGATCATTCTTAAATGAATCGTCTTTGGAGGTTAGCTCTCGCAGGAATTGTCGCTTCTGCATACCAGTTACTTTGGAATACAGATCTTTAATTTCTTTATCTTTTTCTGAGATGCTTGATTGAGCGGCAGAGAACTGGCCCTCGAAGTCACTCACCTTTTCTTTCCACGGTGCGATTGCACCCTCGGTAGCCAAGGCTTTTGCTTCTGCAGTCTTACCATTCATAATCATGTCAATAAACTGATCATGCTCACGAGCTGATTTTACTCGGACTAATTCCGACAAATCATTCTCATTTAGGTCGCCATACTTTTCCTTGTTTTTTACAATCTTTCCAAGAAGCTCTGTATTTTT